ACCAATAATCCATGGGGTTAGAACCGGGAATGCTACTCTCTCAGGAGTAAGTCTTTCGTCGTAAATACTTACTCCTAAGAATGATTCTACTGCGGGATCATTGAAAGTCGGAACAGATTCCTTTTCCGGTCTATCCATGTAAACCGTAGTGGGTAGAGTTAGACCCCCAAAAGTTTCAGTATAAGAAGATGTCGCTAATAACTTACCATCTAAACATACTCTAACTTGATCCTTGTTTTTGTCGAAAGATATATTAAAATGCACGAATTGACCTGAGGCATCTGCTATACCAGACCCATCTGCTGTTGTATATCCACTAGGGATGTATACCCCCATTTGAGTTACATTCTGAGGAACAGGTGCTGCGTCGGTCGCGACGTTATTCCATTTTTCAGCGATACAGATACTATGACCCCAATTGCTGTTGGTTTGGTTTGAGGTTCTTTGGTTTTGTCCTATTGTTGGAGCTATGATAAACTCTAACCCGCTAGAACTATATCCTGTTGTATTTTCTGGGGATCCGCTATCTCTCCAACCAACTATCATACCGAGGGTTCTTCGTAGGTTTGTTTTACCTTCGACAAACGGATTTGCGTTCACAAAATCTGTTGTTACTGGTCCACTGTTTTCATTTGCAAACACAAGTCTGTATCTGTGGTGATCGGTCATGTCCGAATGTATGTTTGGGACATATGACCAGAAATCTATTGAGGCTCCATTTGAAGTATAGAACAGATTTTCTAAATCCTGTAAACCTCTATAGTATGTGTTATAAGTTTGGTATTCTTTTGTTGTGTTGGGAAGCCTTGCGTAAGAACCCTTTACGTTGTCCCAAGAAACATCAAATTTTGATCTTTCATCAAATATAGTTCCTCCAAAGAACGGTATCCCAACACCAGACGGAAAAACAAAGGATTTGTTATAACCGACTAACTTAGCGTCGAAACGAGGTGAACCTTCAGCTGCGTTGTTTAGAGCAAACAGTGTTCCTGATGGTTCGGTAACCGCCTCTGGATCTAGGAAGTTGTAGCAGATAAGAAGATCATTTGCGACGATATCAGTAGTTAGTGACTTCACCAAGGGCTGAGTTGCGCTGAGAGAGCCAGAAGTTTCCCTGTGAACCCAATCACCAAAACCTATTGGTTCTACTTCTAGTGATGTAATGGTATTTTCTGGCTTATTTGGAGCGACTACGTACCTAGGTTGGTGCGGAGCTACAACGGTATCAAGATCCTCGGAGAAGAGAGTAAGCTTTTTCTGCGCCACAAAAGGAACATCAGATTCCCTTAGATAAGAGAAATCATTGATGGGTATTCTTGGAATCTGATTCCAAATACCCTCAACCGCAATAATGTTTTTTATGTTTGGTTCGTTGACTACTTCCCCGGTTGCTGTATTGAAAGATACTTTTTGGCCACCCTCTAGATTTACGATACGCCTCTTTTGTGCGTCTGTTAACTGTTCATATTTTAGTTTATATTCAGCAGCCTTTCCTATTGGAGGAGTATACTCAAAAAATAGTCCCTCTCCTAAAGGGTGGTTTTTTCCAGTAACAAAGAATCTATCACGACCATAAATAGCTGCTATCTCTAGTTGCCGTTTTCTTTTCCTTATTTTTTTATCATACACGGAGGCAGTCGCGCCTATCTGCGCGGTGTATGTTTGTACTATTGCATCGGATGCGTTGTATCCATTTTTTGTAAGCTCGGCTATGTAACCAGAAACTTCGGTAAGGTGTGATGCTCTGTCGTCTTCAAACTGTTGTAAAACATCATCAAACTCATAGAAGTCTTTCACTCTCTGATTTTGTTCTGTATTTAGATTAGTTTTAAGATCAAATATAGTTCCTACAACAGTAGAAGAATCCTCTTCTGTAAATGATAGACCTCGTCCTCCTCTATTAGAATCGAATTGAAGAGTCCACATATCGGAAGATGTGGGGTAGGGGTATATGTCTGGAACTTCTCCGTCTCTTGAGTTGTAATACAGACCATCGTTGGACAGAACAAACTTTCCCCTGGAAGAAATAGGAGGTCCGAACTCTAAATCAAAAATTGGTTCTTGTTCGGTAATACCGGACAGCTGTGCTGTAAGAGTTTTTATGAGATTTTGGTTAGCAACGGAAGGTGCTATGATTTTATTTTGTATGAACTCTTTTTGGTTTTTTACTGCATTTCTAATTGCTTGTTGAGCTATTGGGGATAAACCATCTGTATCCAAAGAACTTAGATTGAGTACAGGTTCAAGAAGTTCTCCGGAAGCTCTTTTTTGAAGAACGTTTTCTATTTGTTTTTGAGTCTCATCGATCTCATCAATCTGGTTCTGTAGAATTGCAGCTTCTTGAACCAGAACATTTATCGACGATTGTGTGGAAGGGCTGATGTTTGGTCCTGAATTTCCGTAGTATGATTCGATTTCTTGAGATGCTTTGCCTACATCAGCCTCAGTATAATTTTCATTGGTTGTTCCAGGAACAAAAACTGGATTTCCGTTTGGGTTAGTGAACGACGAGTTCATTGCGGCTGCTCCGGTGGCAAACGCAAGTGCTGCTGAAGACTGGGCTTTTTTGTTCTCTTCTGAGTTTTTTTGTGCTGTGTTTGACGTTGTTACCTTTCCTGAGACTGGAGTAGATAACGTATTTGTTCCTTGCATTTTATTGATCTTAGCATTCTTACTTTCCTTCTCACTCATCTTCTTCTTTTTGTCTATACTCAAAGAATTGGAAAGACCCGTCAAAGAATTTGACGGCATCATACTAAGAGTTTTGTTTGAGAACATTGCCATGATATGTTATTTAGTCTTTATAGCGGTGGTTTAGTAGCTCCAGGTCCATTCATGACCCCGGCGTGAACGTGGTGTACTGCGCTTATTCCTCGTATTACTGAATCTCCTTGTCCAGCAACGGAATCAATGTTATTAGTTCTTATTTTTATTCCATCGGGAGTAATCTCTATGTAAGTTCCTCCACACTCTAATCGAATTGATTTTGGAGACTTTATTGTAATAGAACCTTGATGTGCTGTAATATCTATATTTCCTTCACCACAATTATCAATGGTAAAGTCTCCAGTACCATCCTGAATCATGTGTTCCATTTTACCTTCTTTGGAAGTAACTTCGATGTTTTTGCCAGCGTAGGAACAGATGGAATCGGGGTTTTCAGGGTCATCGCTCCTGATCATTATTTGGTTTTCGTTTTCATCTATTAGATGAATACGTTCACCTCCAGCGTCTGGTCGAGCGTCACTCAAAATTATTCGTTTATTTTGCGCTGATTTTAGTTTTATTTCATTTATCTCAACATCGCTTCTCTTGTCGGTCATGCTGAAGCAGTGACCTCCAGGATGTTTCAGAATAAATGAATCAGGTAAATCATTAGATCCGTATACGGCAGCGTGATCTGCGTTGGGCACTCCATAGCAGGTATGGACACCTTTTATATGATCTTCTCCGTCTTCTAGTACTTCTACACGAGTGAGTTGGTTGAATTGCGTGTCCCTATCTCCTCTGTAGTAAGGCTGTGTTTTCATGTCCTGTTGTACTTCTTGACCAGCTGTGTAGAGACATCCCATCCAGAAATATCTACTTGGAGGGTCTGCGTAAGGAACGCACCCTACTAAGACAGTTGCGCCAATTCCTGGGACAGCAAAAAACCCATAACCCGCTCCACCTATGGGGGACAGGTAATCGCACTGCTCCGGACCCTCAGGAAAGGCTGGACAATCGACTTCTATTCTTCCAGCGTGCTCGTCGTCCATGCATCTGGTTACAGTTCCTAGAGCAAAAAAAGAAACCTTCGGGCTGAAATCTAGAACTTCAGCTTGCTCGGGTCTGTAGTTGTCTTGTAAGTGTGGGTTATACGGCATTATTCTTCAGGTACTTCAAGTCCTCCAGCAACATTATTGAATTTTGTTGTTGGTTTTTTAAGTAGGTTTAGCGTTGTTATGTATCCATTAGATGGATCGATCTTATGTGAGAAACCTGTAATTCGATATAATCCAGAAACCCAGTGCGGGACTTCAGAGGCTAGTCTGGCATCGTAAACTCTAAGAACAACATTTCTTTCCAGAAACTCTACAGAAGGAATATCTATTTCAGGAATACCTAAAACATCTACTGTAACTTCCCAAGCGTTGCCTAACAAAGCTTCTTTAGTCCAGAAGCTATGATCCATCATTTTTCTCATGTCTTCTATTGTACTAAACTTAGTAAGTCTGCCTTGTGCGGTAGCAAAATCGATCTTTCTCTTGTTCATAGTGTTGAACGTGTCGAAGTTCATGGCTTGTGTAGAGAATTTACCGAAATTCGAAATTATTCCCTTCTTCTGTAATGCCAGACTTTGTGCGTCAAACCCATTTTCATTAGGGAATAAATTATCCATGAAACCATTAGAACTTACTAGGGAAGCTAGTATTCTAAGATCTTTTACGCTTTCTTCTCCGACAATTTTTGCTAAATCACTGTCTGTATAGTTATCAACAAATGCCGGGAAGAGTTGAAGTATGTCAACATCAATTACTCCGTCAGAACAAATTTGGTTTTTATCAACAACAACTTTGTTTCTCAATTTTATTGATTCATCAAGATCTTGTTTTAGTAAGTCTTGTTCTTGTCCGGTTGTTTCTATTACTCTAGAAGATAGTAGTTCTACTTGATCTTTTAAACCAGTGCTTAGAACTTTGTAGATCATCTGTTGTTGATTTTTCTCGGATGAGAAGTATCTTTCAATATCTGCAAAATATCTGCTTATGTACTGGCCTTGCGCGATACCTAGCAGGAATCTTAGTCCAGCATCAAACTTTATATTCATTACTGTGGAATCTTTGGTTCCATAATCAAGATAAATAACAGATTCAACACCCTCATTTTTATCTGTTATTTCGGGGAACGAATAAACTTTGTTTAGAGCAATTTTTGTATATTTATGAATATTAGAATCAACTGTTGCTAGCGCAAGAGTTTTTCCTTTATCAACAATATCAGTTTTCAATTCACCATCAATACCTGCTAACGGACCAGACTCCATTATTTCTTCTTGTTGCGCCTTTGTTAGCTGGCTAAAACTAAGGCTTGCAAATCTCATTTTTTGCGGAGTACCAACAATAAAGTTATTGAGATTACTTAGAAGTCCTTGTATTGTTTGGGTTATATTTGGTTTTATTCCTTCCGTTCCAAGGGATACGTAAACTTCTCTGTCTGGATCTCTTTTAATTTTAGGTTCTTCTGGGGGAGGAAGAACAGGAGGGTTGT